GCTAGTCATAAATAACTTACCACCAGATACGGTTAGGTTACTCTTAGACCCACTAAAGTTTGGATCTTCTGTGTCTTTATCAGACGCACCTAGTTGTGGTAATTCACTACCTGCAATAACAACAGCAGTTGCTGTAGTACTCTCGTTGCCTGTCTTATCTACAGACGACACAAAGAACTTACCCGCAAGGGCAGGGAAGGAAACAGACGTAGCTGGTCTAGCAATCTTATCTACTTTTACTAGAGTAGAAGCATCTCCAAAGTTAGCTGAGGAGTTTGATGAGTAGTAAAGTTTATAGTGTGATAAGTCTAAAGCAGTAACTGGCGACCAGTTAAAGAAGGCAGTACCCCCCGATAGTAAATGGGTTAGGTTAGTAGGTGCAGAAGGCGGTGTAGTATCGTGTGTTACGTTAAAGGTAGTTGTAACTGTAGTACCTTTGTAGCCAAGAGCATTAACAGGTGTAACTGATATAGTATAGTTTATAGCTGGCTCATTTACTTGAGGAGCATCTATACCTACTACTTCAAACCTACCTGCTGTAGTACCTTCGTTAACAAGAATAGCTTGACCTACAGATTTAAATACTGTGTCACTTGTCTTCTTATATTTAACTATAACTGATTCTACACGCTCTATCTCACTTGACGTTGCTTCTATAACAAGGACGTTAACAACACTTTCGTTAACTTCTCTATACTCTTTACTTACAGTAACACCAATACTAGGTACATCGTAGTAAGGCAATAAGTTAGTGTTGTTATTAATAATATCTTGTTCGTCTGATTCATTAAATCCGTATGCCGAAGAGCTACTCTCTCTTAATGTCATAGAAACTCTTAAGTCTCCACTTTCTACATTAGGAGAAAGTCTCCAATCAGTAACTTCAAACGTCTTCTCATTACCTGTGGTCCAACCATATCTGTCGTTCCTAAACTTAATAAAGTCACCAACCTCAATGTCTAGAGCATTTAATCCAAACTCTGCACTAAGGGTAAGTTGTTCACGGTTTCTAAACAACATCTGCTTTGCAAGTCTCTGAGCCGCTATAGAATTAGTAGTGTAAGGTAATGCTAGATCTAATATAGATTCAATACCATTATCTTCAGCCAGAAAAGCACTAGAATTAATTTGAGGATAATCAGTGCTAACGTAACCTCCGTCACGGTCTACAAATGTACCTCTTACTGCATTAAAGTTATTTGCTATAGACATTTTAGTATCTAGTGAAATTCCACTTCTAAGGTCATCTAACGTAAGTATCTTAGTAGGGGCAACAAAAGCACCAGCAAACAGTCTCCAAGCTCCCGCACCCCAGAATAAAGTTCCCGCTAATGAGGTCATCATTTCCCGTAGTACAGAACCAGAGTTTTGACTTGCTTGTACTATGCCATTAATAGTATATTGTTTTGAGCTATCAGATAGTATTGTAGTATCTTCACATATAGAAGCCGCTTCCTCAAAAGTAGCATAATCAATACTACTATCTTCTAAGCCATAATCTGAAGATATAAAGTCTCTTATTATCCAAGCGGCGTTATCAGTCCAAACAGGAGTTTGGGCCACACCGTTAATTGTAGTTACTACCTTCTTACCTTTTACCACAGCAGTTACTGTAGGCAAACCACTAGAGAAAACATCTTTGTCATATTCAAACCTACAATAAATGTAAGCTATACCTTTACCTACAAAATCAGATGTTAAACTGGCAACCTCGCTGTGTAAAGTTGTAGCTAAAGATTGTGTAGAGTTGGCAAAAGAATCATTAGCACTTGTTTGACTTCCATCGTGTATGTATATTTTAATCTTGTTATCCCAAGTACCAGTAGTAACATTTTCGTTAGTCATTTGTACTATAGCTTCGTTAAGATATATATCTTCTATACTATCTATCTCGTGTCCAGCTAAGGATATTATCTGGTGTAGGATTTTATTGTTACCACCAGTAACTTCTTGGAAAGTAATTGTGCCACCTTTTCTAGCTTTACCATAAACAAACTGCATAGGAGCTAGTGCGTTCTTACTGTTAACCTGTAGACCATTAGAGTTGTTAGGGTTCAAATCAGGCTTTGGGGTTAAAGCTGTTATTAAGGCTGTTGTTACCATAGACAGGGCAACATAAGTTAAAGCATAAAATGTATAATAAACTACTCCACCTGCGGCCGCCCCAGTTGCTAGAGTTAGTGCTGTTGCTATTGCAGTCACAGGTTCTCTAGGTGCTACCTCAAACGACCTGTTGTGCCTTAATACGTTAAAAGGAGTGTTGTGTTTATTTATCGACATACCCAAGCACTTTCTACATCTTCAATGTTTAATCTTGTTAAGCCTTCCATGTTAAGGAAGACAGCCCTAGAGCCGATGGAAATACCTAGAGCAACTCCAGTTATCCATCTACACCCTACTCTAGTTGTCACTAGACTACCAAATACAGGTCTTTCAACTTTAGTTAGTTTAGTAGCTAACCCTTCATCTAAAGAGTTAAAACCAAAATCATCTCTTACACTTCTTGGACCTTTAGGATGTACACCATTACTTTGCATGTACAAGCCTTCCCAATCATCAGCATAACCTACACCGTACATAGCTCTAAATGCACCGTTAGTAAAAGTAAAACAATCATGTACACCCCACTCAAAGGGTATACCTATCATTTTATCTAAATAAGAGTTTAATTCTATTTTCCCCATACTACTTTTTGATCTTGCATTGATTGTACGTAGGAAAAGAAAGTATCTCCATCATATCGGGATTGATGATTTTCATTTGTGTATCTCCAGCCACTAGGTCGTTCTAGCTCTATTAATTTACTCTCTACTGTTAAGTTGATTGTGCTTGACTCTGCTTCATCAACTATAGTCATCTTATCCATCTTACCAGAGAATATTTCTACAACAGATGAATCACTTTGTTCACCTAAGTACATTCTCATTACTCTTCTCTGATAAGGCTCTTGTAGAGCTAAAGAAACTATAGAGACAGGTATCCCTGATAGAGTTAGATCTACAGACTTAGCGGATAGATCTCCTACTTCTTCTAGATCACCAATAGTAAGTAAATTACCTGTACCTGTAAATACTTGATTACTGCCTTGTACATTAATAGTTCTATCACCAATACCAGTCCACATACGTAGAGGACCAATCTCTGTGGTATTACCGTACACATCTATAGCAGTTCTACTATCAAACATGAGTTCTACAGCGAAGTAGGGTTGTATACTATCTCCAATAAGAGCAGACAGTAGTGAGGAAGGTATCGCTCTACTCATCCTACTACCTCCATAGCCCCAAAGGATATACCAAAGAAACTTGCATTGTTAACCGACCAAGAAGTCTCGTTAGCTGATAACCTAAAGACCCCAGCGGAATTAGTTAGGTCAGCTGATACACTTGATCTAGCTTTCCTTAGCTTAGGCCATATCTCTAATGTACCATCTCCAGATTGATCTTGTAGTACTTTATGTAGAGTAGCATCTGCGGCAGTACCTAGTTGTATATAATCACCAGCTTTAAGTGTACCAGTCATAGTTACAGCCACAGAACTAGCACCTACAGCACCTGTTATAACAGCAGACGTTGCAGTACCCCTCACAGTCTTAGCTGAGGGGTCGTTAAGTAGGAATGTACCTGTCATACCCTTTAAGCTCATCAGGAAGCTAATCCAAGCCTCTGCATCGTCTCTATTCAAAGGTGGTAAACTAATATCAGCTTCCCACATTTGTCCATCATAAGATTGTGTCTGTTGCTTATAAGTAAAAGGAGACATAGATACAGCAACTGTATTCTTAGCTCTTAGTTCAATACTAGCCATACCAATGTTAGTAGGTAAAGCAAGTGGGTAAGAAATAGCCATTATGCCATCGCCCTTCCATAGCTACCACCACGTCTTTTAGCATCTAGTACTGCACCTTTAGCACTGTCCGCAATCTGTGGCATCATTTGTCGTATCTCAGCACGTACAGTTTGTTGTACACCTGTCGATACATTTATGTTTTGTACGACAGTAGTTGAACTGCCCACACTAGAGTTAGGTGTTATAGTTCCTGACATTGCAGGGGTAAATAATTCTGGTCCACGTTCACCAACAATGTATCTACCTCCAGCGGAAACTGGACCTCCATTAGCGGCTGGCTTGGGAGCAGAGAAAGAACCTGCTGGTGCTGGACCTGAGCCACCTATTGCTCCTGTAATCAGGCCTGTAATTTGTTGTACGACATAGATACGATATAACTCTTTTATAATGTCTACTGCCATAGCTTTGAAGGCATCTTTAACAGACGTAGTTCCATCTATCATTTTCATCATGGCACTCTCTATTGAACTTGAGAGAGAGTCACGAACCATGTCAGCTTTTGTCTTAAGCTCTTTTAAGTTTTCTTTAGCTATCTTAGTTCCAAACTTAAAGTACTCACCTAAGTTAAAGTCCCCTAATTTTGCTAGAGCTTCCATAAGGTCAGAAACAGATGTCATAGGATCTTGTATAGCTTTATTGAGTATATCTAAATCAGCTTTTGCATCTTGTACTGCGGATTTAGCGTTAGCTATATCTTTCGTTATCCTATCACTTCCGTAAGTATTCTTATCTACTTCCTTATAAGCATCGGAAAAAGCCTTAGCTGAAGCCGCGCCTATCTGAGTGAAACTTGTGGTATAGTAGTTCGTCGCCTCCCCCATTGCTCCCGTAAAAACTTTATCTATTTGATCTAACCCAGCCGTTCTTAAGATTGCATTAGCTCCGCTTATAAGTTTATTAAGGCCTATTTTAACTTCAATTATAACCCTTTTAAAAGCTCTCTCAATAAACTGGGCTATTCTACTATATATAGCTTCCACGTTATCACCCAACATACTTAGTGCTGTACTCATGTAAGCCATTATACCTGCCCAAGTAGCTCTCATTTCTAGTGCTAAGGATTCAATATAACCCTGCATAGTTAGGGCTTTCTGTGATACCCAAAGGTCTAATCTAGCAAACTCTAACTTAAACTGTTGAGCAAACAAAGCTATGTAGTTTCCACCTTTGTTAAAAGCCTCTCTAAATATAGAGGGGATACTCTGTAGTATAGTGAATAACCCTGCAACTCCAATTATGATACCGTTTAAAACACCTAGAGCAGTTCTGCCTAACCACCTAAAGGCCGCACCTATAGGCTGGAATATTGTTTCTGTTCCACTAAATAAGTCTTTTAGAGCCGCACCCATTCCCTTAAAGTCAAACTGTAATTCTTTACCTGCGTTCTTAGCTTTAATTAAGGCTGTACCTATAGCTAAACCTGCACCAGCTATAGCACCTAGCGCACCAAAGATACCAAGTAACTGTGGACCCTGTTGACCCAAAGCTACCATAGCACTTGTACCGTTTTGTACCTGAGCCGCAAAGTCACCTACTTGGAAACCTGCTTGTTGTATACCCATAGTAAATCGTTTACTTCTCTTAGTAAGTTTACCTTGTTGTATGCTTGCTCTATCTACAGCCTTACCCATACGTTTAATTCTATTAGTACCCTTAACAACGTCATCGGTGTTAAACCGTAATTTCATATCATCCATCTGAGGTCATAATCCTTATGTATACTGAGTCTAATAGTTTTATAGTTTGTACTTCTCTAGCATCTAGAGGTGTGCCAGTTAATTCACACCAAGACTTTATGTCTGTGTAGGAAAGTGAGTTTGGTCCACTGAAACCTGCCGACCTACCCTGATTAATAGATAAGAAGTAAGTCCACAAACTAGATAGAATATCAGGTAGTCTTGGACCATTGAGTTCTTCTATCTCTCTACCTAGTTGCTTCTCTACTTGCTCTAAGTGTTCTCTCATAGATTTACCGTCTTCATTAGGCTTTGCTAACTTAAACTGATGTTCAGCAAAAGATAGCAAACGTTCTGTTAGACATTCGTAAAATCCACGCTGTCAGCAAGAGCTTCTTCTATCTGAGCTTTAGCCCAAGGTAGATCTATATAAATCTCTTTAGCTTTATCTATAGTCAATTCTGGTTGCTCACCATCGTAAGTGATGTTCCAACTCTTAGTTACTTTAGCCATATGTAGTATAGCACTAGCCTCTAAGTCCTCAGCAGTAACTTGCATCCTACCTGACTTTTCCATACGCTTAAGTTTAATATTTGTTTGTCGATGTACTTCTGACTTATACTCTTTAGTATGAGGAGCATACATAACGATAGTCATCTGAGTGCCATCTTCATTCATAAGAGGCTCATCAGTAGATGGGTTGTGTATAAGCACTTCAACAGTGTCAGTCTTTGGTGTTAAGTCTTTTAAATCCATATCGAGTTTCCTTATCGAGTTCGGGTTAATAAATGGGGAACGTCAGACCCGACACCAACGTCCCCCCACTCTAGCTAGAGTATTCTTTACGAGCGTGTAATACGCAAGTTAGTAGCTTCTGTTGGGTCACGTAAAGCGACAAAGCTAAGATTTACTATTCTGCTTGTAGGACCATCTACGCCTACATCAGCACTATTTATTTTACATCTAGGGAAGAAGAACTCCATAGTGTTTGGTGTGCCAGCATTGTCACCTACAGTAACCTTAAGAGGTGTTTCTGTTTCATTGACAAATCTATTGATTAGTGAGGCATCCTCAAAGTAAGCTGAAAGAGTACCTTCTACTACAGCGTTACCTACTTCTAATGCAGGTGCGCTATCGTCACCAACAACAAATGTAGGAGCAAAGCTGTTAGTTAATGTGAAGTCCATAGCTGTAACTATAGCTGATGCTGATCCACCTATCTCTAAGTCACCTGAGTAAGAGTCAAATGGGGAAGCTCCAGAAGCGGCATCTTGTGTCTTTTCTGAAGCACTCATAGTCATGCTCTTACCGACTAAACCAAATGTACCTGTTACCATAGCATTAGGTGCTAACGATACAGCTAGTGAGTTGACTGAACAACCTGTAAACAATCTAGCTTGGTCGATGTCAGCGGCATAGTCCTCGATGGAAAAATACTTTGGTGTTGTACCAATTTTAAGTACGTTTGTAGACCATGCACTTAACATAGCAGACTCTAGTAGTTCGTCGAAGTCTCCATCTCGAAGATCTCCTACAATGTCTCCAGCTACTTGACGGTTGCCGTGACGGTCTACTCTAGACATACGGTCAGCTTGAATGTCAGTACCTTCAACACGATCTTTAGTCATGTTAAGTGAATGGGAAGTGAAAGGTAAGTTTTGGAAGTTACCAGCAGGTGTCGTACCGAAAGTTGTTTCAGTAATGTACGACAGACTGGAACGTGAACCCTGTGCAAAGGCCATATTATATTCTCCTATAGAATTATTTGTAAGCGTACCAACCTATATTGACAGGTACTAAGAACCAAGGACTATCAACTAAAGCCTGATCTGCTTCAGCGTAATCTATAGATACTGTTACGTTGTTTGTTGTAAAAGATGAGGTAGCTTCAAACGCAGTCATTACGTTCTCTGCTATAGTTTCAGCGGCAGATGGTCCATTACCTTCTGGTGCATAACAATTTATAGCAAAGATGCCATCATATCTCTGCTGAGGATTTAAGCCCCTTACGGCTGGCCTACGTGAAGTGGGCAGGTAATCTACCTTTATATAGCTAGTGCCAGTTGTAGGTACATAAGGAACGTTCTCGTAAGCTATTTGAGGTACGTTAGATATATTAGCTAACTGTACTTCTAGGATAGACCTAATCTCTTTGTGTATATTAGCCATATATTTTCCTTAACTTACTAAAGATACGGTATCCGTACTTGTATTCAACATCCCTAGCATACCTAGAGCCATTCATCACTGTAACTTTAGGTCCACGATTACCTTGAGTAGATTCTATAGATACCATAACTCTTGCTACATCTCTACTTAGAGTTGATAAAACTTTAGATCCTACTGCTTTTGGGCTTACGCCTCTAGGTCTACCTTTAGAAGACACAGATCTTATTTTACCTGCTCTGCTAGACATTATAGAAAAGGATTCTAAGTAAGACCCAGAATCTACAGCACCTAGATTGCCAGTATTCTTATTTGTGGAAGACAGAGTGAACTTAACTATATCAAAGGCTACATTATACAATACATCTTCTGTGGTGTTCATAATAGTATTATCCAGTTTAGCTAACTTCTGGTATAAACTTTTCCTTACTAGTAGTTCCATTATTCAGTTACCTCACATACGTAACAAACTGC